CTGGATTTGGTGCTGTTCTAAAAGCACAAATTTCACCTAGACCAGAATATCAAGGTGAAATTAAACAGGTTATTGATTGTATTACTCCTCGTGATGGTATAGTAGGATTTGTAAATGGTGAGGCTTACTACGGACCTTTCCATGTCATGAGAAACGGTGTAAAAATGACTGGTGCAAAACATTCTGATACTGATATGATAATATATGATACTCCTCAACAAAGTAGAACTTCTACCGCTGTTATGTCTAATACTTCAAATACAATCACTACAGTAAGTTCACCCGTATATCCAGTTTCTTCATCTACTCAAGGACCACAAGGTTCACCAGCACCAACAACTCCATCAAGTCCACCTGCATCGCCACCATCAAGTCCACCTGCATCGCCACCATCAAGTCCACCTGCATCGCCACCTAGCAGTCCTCCAGCGTCACCACCTTCGAGTCCTCCAGCGTCACCACCTAGCAGTCCTCCCTCTGGTGGCTATGGTTACTGATAAATATTATTAATAGAAAAGTATTATGGGACAAAGACCAGAAGATCAACAAAATTGGCAAAATAGGCAGTACGATTCATACGGACCTCATTTCAGAATCGACACTGGTAATCCCCAAATGGGATATAATGGTACTGTTGTTTATGACTTGTTAGGTTCTGGAAGCGATGGAAATACTAGCACGGTTGGAATGAATCATGGTGGACTATATCACATATACAACGATCAGTGTATTGAAATAGTTGGTGGTCAAAAAGTAGATGCTGGTGGTGTTTGTGTCAATATTATTGGTTCTAGTGGAGATGTAACTATAACAGCGTTAAGTAATGGTGATGTAAAAGTTACTGGAGCAAATATTATTTTAGATGCTGATAAAAATGTTGAAATAAATGCTGGAGGTGACTTTAGAGTCAAAGCTAGTAATTCTATTAACATGAGTTCAAATACTTGCTATATCAAAGCACCATACGGAAAGATAAGAGTTAGAGAGGTTGGATGGATGGGTGGTGTTTTTGCAGGTACTAGTGTGTCCGAAAGTGTCTGGGGTGCATAATGTCAAAATTCCAATCAGGTGGTGTTCCAGTTCCAGATTACGACGCTGCTGATTCTACTAATATTAATAAGAAGGCTGAATTTACAGATGACGTATTCATCTATGGTAAATTATATGCTACGTTAGATTCAAAAGATATAACATTCGAGGATGTTCAACCTTTTAAAGGTGTAAAGATAACTGAAAATTTTTCTGTATCAGGTTTCTCAACTTTTTTTGCTGCTGATACAGATTACCTCACGGTATATCAGAGACATAATGTTGGTTTGGGGGGAACTGTCCTTGTTGCAATATCATCTACTTCTGATGCAGAGGGACAAGTAGGAGGTAGAGTTGGAATCGGAACTACTCAACCAGATGATTTGTTTGAGGTAGGAAACGATTCTTTTTTAGTAACTAATCTTGGTAGTGTTGGAATTGCAACTACTCAACCAGCACAAAAGTTTCAGATTAATTCCGAAACTAGTTCACTAGTAGTTTCTGATACTGGAGTTCTTGGAGTTGGTACAGATAATCCTGGTAATTTCGCTGGAATTGATGATAATGCTCATGGAGTTTTAAAGGCAGATTTCGATGGTAGTATAAGAATATCTAGAAACATATATGATTCATCTGGATCACCAGGACAAAATGGATTCTTTATGAATCGAGACGCAAATGGTATTCGTTGGGTATCATTTACCCCTGTTGAAACTGAGGGTGTATTCCTACAAAATGAAGGTATATTTGTTCCTAATGTTGGTGCAGCACAGTCATTCACAGTTTTAAATTTTGTTCAGCAGAATAGTGAAGGTCTAGGTACAGATACTCTAACTGCTACAGCACAAGACCCATCACAAACAACTGGTATAGCAACTATTTTCACTCAGGATCTGTGGGGTCATTCTGGTACTGGTCAAAATGCAGCAATTTATAGACAATCTAGAGTAGGTATCAATCAAGTAAATCCTTCATTTCAATTAGATGTTGCTGGTGATTTACATGTTACTGATTCAGTCGATTTTGATGCAGCTTTAAACGTTGATGGTGGTGTAACATTTAATTCTAATCTTGATGTAGATGGACTTGTTACTTTTAATAATACGGTTGACTCAACATCTATAACGAGTGGTTCAGTTGTAATAGATGGTGGTGTAGGAGTTGCAAAGAATTTAAATATTGGTCAAGATGTAAAAATTGAGGGAACTAATGATAGCACTGATAAAGATACAGGTTCATTAGTAGTTGAGGGTGGCGTTGGTATTGAAAAAACAATTAATATTGGTGGTTCAGGAGTTATCGCTGGAAGACTTGATGTCGAAGATCAAACAGATTCTACTTCTCCGACAGATGGTTCAGTTGTTATTGATGGTGGAATGGGATTAGCAAAAAGTTTACACTCAGGTGGTAGTGGAACTTTTGCAGGTAGATTAGATGTAGATGATCAAACACAATCAATTGATACTACATCTGGAGCTGTAGTAGTTGATGGTGGTGTTGGTATTGTTAAAAATTTAAATGTAGGTCAAAATGTAAAAATACAAGGTAATTTAGAATTAGAAGCACAACTAACAGATTTCTTCGGTAATCAAGGAGTCGGTGTTTGTAAGACTGATTATCGTTTATCATCTTTTAATGTTACTGGTGTTGGAGTTGGAGTTTCTTGGAGACCTTCAGGAGTTCAAACTAAGAGAACTCTATGGGTATCTAAAAATGGTTGTGATACTAATAGTGGACTCTTAGAAGGTGATGCAAAATATACTATCGCTGCTGCAGCCGCTATAGCACAAGAAGGTGATACAATAAAAGTAAGATCAGGTGTTTACATAGAAAATAATCCAGTAGGTCTAAGAACAGATGTAGCAATCACAGGTGAGGATTTACGATTAGTTACTGTTGTTCCAAATAATACTAATAGAGATGTATTTCATGTACGAAGAGGTTGTTTGATTGAAAATTTAAGTTTTGCAGGAGCAACCATTACAACAAATCATCCTCGATGTGGTGCTGTTGCTTTTCCACCAACACAAGAGAGTGTTAATTCGGGATTAGATTTCCAAGCAATTTCAGGATACACACCATTGGGTCCTGCAAACGAAGGAGCTGCAGGAAGATGGAGATCTCCATATGTAAGAAACTGTACTAACTTTATGACTGGAAGTATTGGTATGAAGATAAATGGTGATCATGCTGATGCTGCTTTTACTGGAACTAATAATGGTGGGCAGGATTTAAAGTCAATGGTTTGTGACTCATTTACACAATACAATGAAGCAGGTATAGGGGTTTCAATATCTAATAATGGATACGCACAGTTAGTTTCTATATTCACAATTGGATGTGAAATTGGAATAGGAGTTTCTTCAGGTGGACAATGTGATTTGACAAACTCAAATAGTTCTTTTGGTATAAAGGGATTAGTTGCTGATGGATTTGGTGATATAGAATTTACTGGTATTACTACCAATGGTGCGACTGATGCACAGTCAGATAAAATTGTAAGTGTTAATACAAAAGATAGTGGTAATAATATAAGAATACCTTTTGATGGACAAGGTGTATATTTTGAATTAGATATGAACAATTATGATGACACTACTTCAACAGATACAGTCACAGCTCCATTACAAGTTATAAGATCTATAGAAGTCATCAATGGTGGTAATGATGGAGATTATAGTGCTGGTGCTCCTCCCATTATTACTTTAAACGAATCACCACAAGGACCAGAATCAATCTTACCTGAATTTTCACCAAACGTAAGTGCTGCTGGAACTATAACTTCTGTTGATGTTCTTAATAGTGGTCGAAACTTTTTACCAACTCAAAATCTAACAGCAACCATATCAAGTGGTGGTGCAACATTTAAGGTAAATACAGATCCAATTTTATTTACTGTAAGTGAGGCAACTGACTCATCTGCAATAACAGGTATATCAACAGTTACATTTAACGAATTTATACCTTATCCTGTGTTCAATAATACACCAGTTAAATTTGTTAGATTAAGTCGTATTATCACAAGTTCACATTCTTTTGAATATATCGGTGCAGGTACAGACATAAATACATCGAACCCATTCCAAGGTGGAAAACCGATACCTGAGAATGAAGTGATTGCTATAAATGGTGGACAGATTCCATTTACTAGCACCGACCAGAAAGGTAACTTTAGGATTGGAGATGGACTGACCATAGATCAAACAACATCAACAATTCGAGGCAGAGACTTCAACAGGGCTATCCAAGCACAACTTACACCACTGATATTAGCATTGAGATAATATGGCAATCGCACCAGTCAATAAATTTGTATCCATTGCAGTTCCTGTTGCACCAGGTCTGCAAAAGTTGTATGAGGTTCCTACTGGTACATCTGCATTATTGTTGTATACTCAAGTATCGAATGTCGGCATAGGTGTTACGTATCCCACAGTCACATTCACTCAGAAGAGAACTTCAAGAAGCACAGGAAATACAAGAGATATAAGAGTTGTAAAAGATGCTGAAATACCTCCCAATGATGCAGTTATATTAATAGATGGTAGATTAGTATTAGAAAAGACTCCGTTAGTTTTAGATCAAATATACATTCAAGGTACACAACAGGGAGTAGGTATCATTACAGATGTAACTTATGATGAACCCTCTGGTATTGCAACTGTATTTACAAAAACAGATCATAATTTTAGTGTTACTGATCCTATCACTTTAAGTGGTATTGCATTTACATGTTCAGGCAGCACAGGTATTACAACAACAATATTCCCAGACCCTCAACAATCCTATACAGTTGATACAGTTGCAGATTCTAAACAATTTTCTACAGTCGTAGGCACAAGTAAAGGATATCCACATTTTTATAATTCAGCTATACATTATTTTGAGAGAGCGAGAGCTGATGCAGTCACAGTCGTAAACAGTCAGGATGGTAATCCTGCAAATGGAACTAAATTTAATGTGACTGATGCAGTCTATAATGGTGGTCCAGGTACAAAAACTATTCATGGTATATCACTTGCAGCTGGAGAGATAGTTTTAACAATTGGTACTCATAATTTACAGGCAAATGACACGATATCAATAGCAGACAATTCTTTAATTTTCACATGTACAATGGATAATCGTGCAACTGAGCATGCGTATCCAAGGTCAACTGATCCAGCATCTACAAACACATCAGACTTTAATAATGGTGTATTACCAATATCAATATATTCTTCAACACAAGTTAGAGTTCAGGTAGGGGAAAGTAATTCTGGTGGTTTCTTTGCACCACTTCAAATGGAATTGATTGCAAGTATCCTAGAAAATAGTACGTCGTAATATGCCAAAGTATCTAAGTGGTAGAGCAAAAAGAGTACCGCAAGATCAATTATCTGAAGACAGATATAAGTATCTTGGATTAGATCAAGCGGAACCAAACTTATCAGACCCATTGGTAAGTCCTCCTGTCCCTGCTGGAGCACAATATCAATTAGTAGCAGTTCCAGGTCATCCTGGTAAAAGATATTGGGTACCAGTTGGAGGATCACTAATTCCTGGTGCTATCACTATTTTTGATGAAAATAGTCCTGTATCCTCTGCCAGTAGTATTACTCAATTAAATTTTGTTGGTGCTGCTGTTACTGCAAACGTAAGTGTTCAAAATCCATCTGGGCATCCTGGTATTGCTGCCACTATTACAGTTAATCCAGTAACTATTAGTGATAGTCCTCCTACAGGTGCTAGAAATGGTGAATTATGGTGGGAGAGTGATAATGGAGATTTATTTGTATATTATGAAGATGGAGATAGTGCACAATGGGTAACAACTAACACTGGGGGTGCAGGTCCAGCAGGAGATAAAGGACAGAAAGGTGAAACTGGTTTAACAGGAACAACTGGTTCTTCAGGACAGAAAGGTGATAAGGGAGACAAAGGAGAAAAAGGTGCTGTAGAAGAACAGGGTAATAAAGGTGAAAAGGGTGAAATAGGTGTTGGACAAAAAGGTGAACCATCGACAGTCACAGGTCCTCAAGGATCTAAGGGTGACACTGGTGCTCAAGGATCTCAAGGTCCTCAAGGAGATAAAGGAGACACAGGTATTCAGGGTCCAACAGGTCCTCAAGGACCAACTGGACCTACAGGTGATAAAGGTGATAAAGGAATTAAAGGAGAAAAAGGAGACAAGGGTGATAAAGGTGATAAAGGAGATAAGGGAGAGTTAGGAGGAGTAGGTAATCAAGGACCTCAAGGAGATAAGGGTGACACTGGTGCTCAAGGAAGTTTTGGTGGAGCTACTTTCGATTATACTTTTAGTTCATCTACAGGCACACCAACAGATTTAAACACTGGAAGATTAAGACTTAATAATTCATCTGTAAGTTCAGCAACTATCATGTATATAGATGATGAAGATGATAATGGAACAGATATTCAAGCATTTTTAAGAACTATTGATGATTCAACATCAACTATTAAGGGTCATTTCAAAATATCTAATAAATCAGATGCTAGTGATTTTGCAATATTTACAATATCAAGTGCATCAGAGCAATCTGGATTTCATCAAGTAAATTGTTCTTATGTCTCTGGAAGTGCATCATCATTTACTAATGGTGAAGATATTCTTATAACATTTGCGAGAACTGGTGACTTAGGTGATAAGGGACAAAAAGGAGATAAGGGAGATACGGGTGCTCAAGGTCCTCAAGGACCTCAAGGTGCACAAGGTTCTCAAGGACAAAAAGGTGATAAAGGAGATACAGGAGCACAAGGTCCTCAAGGAACTCAAGGAGCTCAAGGTCCTCAAGGAGAAAAAGGAGACAAAGGACAAAAAGGTGAAGTTGGTGGTGCTGGTTCTGAAGGAATTAAAGGTCAAAAAGGATCTAAAGGTGATACGGGTGCTCAAGGTCCTCAAGGTTCTCAAGGTAGTCAAGGACAGAAAGGAGATACAGGAGCACAAGGTCCTCAAGGTTCTCAAGGAACTCAGGGTGAAAAGGGAGATACTGGAGCCACAGGTCCTCAAGGTCCTCAAGGTTCTCAAGGTCCTCAAGGAGTCAAAGGACAAAAAGGTGAAATTGGTGGAGCTGGTTCTCAAGGTCCTCAAGGAGAGAAAGGTGATATTGGACCACAAGGACCTACAGGTCCTTCACAAAATACTGCTGTTCTTCTTTCTACATCTGCACCTAGTTCTGCTAATTCAGGTGATTTATGGTGGGATACTGATGATGGTGATTTGCATGTGTACTATGATGATGGAAATAATGCACAATGGGTAAACACTGCAGGTGTAGGTGCAAAGGGACAAAAGGGTGAAAAAGGTGCACCTTCAACAGTAGCAGGTCCTCAAGGTTCTCAAGGTTCTCAAGGTCCTCAAGGAGCTCAAGGAGCTCAAGGTCCTCAAGGAGCTCAAGGTCCTCAAGGAAATAAAGGTGATAAAGGTGAAGTAGGTGGTACTGGTTCTGGGGGAACAAAAGGACAGAAAGGTCAGAAAGGTCAGCAAGGTAGTTCAATCACAGGACCAACAGGTCCTCAAGGTCCAGCAGGTTCAGGTCAGAAAGGTCAGAAAGGTGAACAAGGTTCTCAAGGTCCTCAAGGTCCTCAAGGACCCACAGGTCCACAAGGAGCTCAAGGTCCTGCTGGTTCAACGTCTAATACGGTTCCTTCAGGTGGTATAATTATATGGTCTGGTGCATCAAATGCGATACCTTCAGGATGGTATTTGTGTAATGGTTCAAATGGAACACCAGATTTAAGAGATAAATTTGTTATTGGTGCTGGTAACAATTATAATGTTGATGCGACTGGTGGTAGTAAAGATGCAATTTTAGTAAATCATAGTCATCAAGTTACTGGTAATACTGGTAATCAATCAGCAAATCACGCTCATTCTTTCAGTGGTAGTGGTTCCTCTAGTCACTCTCACAATATAACCGCCACCAATTTTGATGATCATAATGATAACTTTAGAAGAATTGAAAATGGTAGAAATGATTCTAATTTTGGAAATAATAACTTCAGTACTGACAGTGCTACTGTAAGTCTAACAATTAGTGGTAATACAGGTAACAACTCTGGAAATCATGCTCACTATCTCGATATTACCTCTGCCCCACAAGGTGAGTCTGGAACAGACAAAAACTTGCCACCTTACTATGCTTTGTGCTATATTATGAAGAGTTGATATTATTTTATGAATACTGAAGAATACATATATGTTGCAGAAGATAGACTAGATAAAGATTTTTGTAAACATTGTATCCAAAAATTTAACAAAGATGATAATAGATATACAGGAATAGTGGGAAGTGGTGAAAATTTGGAAGTAAAACAATCAACAGATTTAAGAATAAGTAATAAAGATAATTGGAAAGAAGAAGATAAAATATTTTACAATTCATTTGCAAAAACTTTGGTTTCTTATAAAGAATGGTTAAGTCACCCATTTCCTGATGATTGTCTTCGTGGACATATTGAGGACACTGGTTATCAAATTCAAGAAACAAAGCCTGGTGAATTTTACACCTGGCATCAGGATGGTATGAATAGTAGAATATTAACAATAATTTGGTATTTAAATGATGTTAATGAAGATGGATACACAGAATTTTATACTGGTCTTAAAATTCAACCAGAAATGGGTAAGATATTAATGTTCCCTGCACTTTGGCCTTGGGTTCATAGAGGTTATCCTCCTAAATTTGAAACTAAGTATATATGTACAGGTTGGATTAGAAATATTTCTCCAACAGAATGGATAAATAGACAAGAAGAATCTGAGCAAACATGATAAGCACAGTTACACAATTGAATATATCTGAAACAAATAATTCAGTTGATGGAACTGATGGTGATTGGACTTTTGTATCAGGTGAAAAATACTTATACATTGTAAATAATACAGATGGTAAAAAATATAAATTAGTGCTAGGAGAAGAGGTTACTGAATAATTATGTCAGCGTTCGATTTCCCATCTAATCCTTCAAACGGACAATCTTACTCAGCAAACGGTATAACCTTTGTTTGGAATGGTACTGCATGGAAAAGACAAACTGGTGCAACCAAAGGTATAAAGGGTGAACCAGGTACATCAGGACCTACAGGTCCTCAAGGTCCTCAAGGTCCAGCAGGTGCAACAGGTCCTCAAGGTCCTCCAGGTCCGTCTGGTGGTCAAGGTAGTCAAGGACAGAAAGGAGATACAGGAGCACAAGGTACTCAAGGTCCTCCAGGTCCGTCTGGTGGTCAAGGTAGTCAAGGTAGTCAAGGACAGAAAGGAGATACAGGAGCACAAGGTACTCAAGGTCCAACAGGTCCTCAAGGTAATACAGGACCTCAAGGTCAAAAGGGAGACATGGGTGGGGGTGCTCCAGTTGGACAAATAATTGCTTGGTCAGGTGCGTATAATTCTTTACCTTCAGGTTATCTAATATGTGATGGTTCAGCGATAAGTAGAACCACGTATGCAGCTCTCTTTGCTGTTGTTGGAACCACACATGGGTCTGGAGACGGATCAACTACATTTAACTTACCAGATTTACAAAGTAAATTTATTACGGGAGCGAGTAGTGATCCTAATAACTCTGGTTATAGTGTCGGAGCTGAAGGTGGTGAAAATTTTGTTACACTTACAGTCAACCAGATGCCAGCTCACACCCATTCACAACAAGGTGGTGGAACACATGATGATGGTGGTCCTCGTGTTACAGGTAGTACTAGCGACAGCACCATCACTAATATCAATAGTGCGGGTGGAGGACAGGCACACGAAAACAGACCTCCTTATTATGCCTTGGCATATATTATTCAATATGCTCAAGGTGGGGATGTTGCTAAAGGACAAAAAGGTGCAGCAGGTCCAACAGGTCCTCAAGGTCCTCAAGGTCCTCAAGGTTCTCAAGGACAAAAAGGAGAATCAGCTTCTTTAAAAGGTGATAAAGGTGATACTGGTGGAGCACCAGTTGGTCAGGTT